CCCGAGGATCGCGTCGAGCGCGTCCAGCAGAAGGTTCGGATGTTTGAGAGAAGGATCGGCCCGGCGAGGGGCGACATCCTGCGGGTGTGGCCGAAGGCATGAACCGGTTTGGGGGCGGCGCGGGCGGTGACGCGATCGACTTCAACGCAGTCGCGTCGACGCGCATCGGCTACATCGCGGTCGAGCCGAAGATTTGCGAGTGGTGCTGCGCGAACTTCTGCCGCGTGGTGGGATCGGGCGTCAGGGAATGTCCGAAGTGCGGCGGCCGTCTGGAGCGGCTGGCGAGCCAGCCTCTTCGCTCGACAATCCAAAAGGGACACGCTCGGAGGGTGGCGTAGGTGGCAACTGTGCATCTCGACGAAGAGTGGCCGAAGGCGAAAGGCACAGTCGAAGTGATGCTCGGCCGGCACAGCGCGCTGCTTGACGGCAACGGCAACGGTGAGCGCGGGCTCGTGAGCGTGGTGGCACGGATACAGACCGAAGAGACGATTGTGCGGGATCGGCAGCACAGGATCAATCAGCGCTGGATGCTGCTCGTCGCTCTGATTCCGGTCCTGATTAAAGTGCTCACGATGATGGGCTGGTTGCCGAAATAATGGCGACGCCTGAACAGGTGGAGTTCCTGCGGAGGGCTTGCGGAGCGGCCCGGCTCGCGCATCACGTTTGGTCCGAATACGCAGCCTGCGAAGCGGCGCTCGAAACAGCGTGGGGGACGTCGCGGCTGTATCTGCAGGGCAACAATGTCTTCGGCGAAAAGCAGCACGCGAAGCCGGTGTTTCTCACGGTGACGCTGCCGACGCGCGAATACCGGTACGGCGTGGGCTGGATCACGGTGCAGGCGCCGTTTATCTGGTTTCCGTCGCCGATTGAGGCGTTCGAGATGCGGATGCAGACGCTGCGGCGGCTGGCGGTGGAGAAGAACAGCGCCGGCGAGCTCGAATATCCCGAATATGCCGCGGCGCTGGCCGCGACGTCGGGAGAAGCGTTCGTGACGGAAGTTTCAAAGCGCTGGTCGACGGATCCCGAGCGCGGCGCGAAGGTGCTGGAGATCTTCAACGCGCACATGGATGTGTTTGCGCAGAGCGCGAACCAGGAGGAAGGCAAATGGGCAGGCAACCGATATCGATTTCAGGCGGCAACGCGACGCCGGCAGTGAGTACGGCGTCGCATTTCTTCGCCAATTACAAGACCACGCTGTGTGGACTGGCCGGCGCAGCGCTGCTCGCGGTGCAGACCTACAACGGCGGCGGCGGATGGAAGGGCTACGTCGGCGCGGCGCTGGTCGCGGTCTGCGGCGGCCTGATGAAGGACTTCAACGCTTGAGCCTGTTCTCCGATCCCATCAGCGGCCTGTTCGGCGTCTTCTTCAAAAAAGCGCTGGACAGCAAGGTGATGCAGTACGTCGTGCTGCTGCTGGAGATGGGGATTGCGGGGACGCTGGCGTTTCTCGCGTTCGCCGGCGGCGCGCTGGTCGCGCGACAGCCGGTGGCGTGGTCCGTCGGAACGGGTATGGTCGCCGCAGCTATCGCGATGCTGGCAACGTTTCAGGCGTCGCCCAACAGCAAAGGGCTCGTGATTTCGTTCCCGTCGAAGCTGGCGGACGAGCGGATCGATACGCCCACCACCACCATCGAGAGGAAAACGAAATGATTCGACGCATCGCAATTCTTGCATTCATCTTCGCGCTGGCGCTGAGCTTTGGCTTTGCGCAGACGGTTGTAGCTCCGGCAGTTCCCGCCGCGCCTGCAACCGGATTGCACTTTGCCACTTCGGTGCAGGCCATCGAGCTGGACATCGCCGGCACCACGGCGGCGGCGGAGAGCACCATCGCAACGCTCGACTTTACAGCCACGACACAGATTCAGGGACAGGCGATTGTCGGGCCCGGCTACAAAGGCTACTACGGCGGCCTGCAGTGGACGCCCGATTTCTCGAAGCTGATCGCAAAGACGCTGCTGCCTGCGGACACTCTGCAGCCGTATCTCAGCGGCGCGGGCGGCGTCGGTCAGCAGGCGGACGGAATCAATCACGCCTCGGTGATCGTTGGCGGCGGCATGAACTACGATCCCACAGGTACCGGGCACTTCTCGGTGCAGGCTGGACGCTTCGATTACGTGCGTGTCGGCTCGAAGAACGGCTGGGCTGTGGGCGGCGGCATTTCCATCATCTTCCCGCAGTCCTAAGCCAGTGCCGAGTGCTGCCAAAAGGCCATGCGCGCGGCCGGGATGTCCAAACCTGGTCGCGCGTGGGTACTGTGCCAGCTGTCAGCCCGTGTACAGCTCGAAGGCGCTGACGGAGCAGCGGCGGCCGAGCGCGCACAAGCGCGGCTACACGCGCAAGTGGGATGCGGCGAGCAAAGGATTCCTGCGGTCGAATCCGCTGTGCGCCGGCTATCCGCGGGGCGTCCATGGCGAACGGCCGGTCGCGGCAGAGGTGACGGATCACCTCGAGGCAGCGGCGAAGCGGCCTGATCTGTTCTGGGAGAGATCGAACTGGCAGCCGCTATGTGGTAACTGCAACAAAAGAAAGAACATCGCGGAAGAGGGCGGCCTGAGGGGGTAGGGGGGTCGAAATCTCTCCGAAGGCATCGCCGCAGACCGCTTGCCAAGCAAAGTTTTACGTCCACAAAATACGACATTTCAGGCCAAGCGAATCAGAATCACGAACTCGCAGCATCGACGCGTCGAAGGGGCCGGAATCAGCCGTAGAAGCCCCGCAGAGGCGCCGATGCGCGGTTCGACGCCTTCGAAGGGGGAGTAAAGGCGCAGCAGCCAGAGTGGTGAAGCAATGTCCAGACCGCGCACACCGACCGCCGTCCTCGAACTAAAGGGATCGTTCCGCAAGAATCCCAAGCGGGGTGAGGAGCGAGCATTCGAGCCGCGGTCGACCGGCCATTGTGAGCCACCGGCACAGTTCCTGCGCACGGACGTCTCCGAGTTCGCGCGCTACCTGGCGATCTGGAAGGAGACGGTTGCGATTTGCTGGTGGCTGACGCCAGCCGAGGCCGGTCCGCTCGCCAGCTATTGTCGTTTGAAGGACAAGGAAAACCGCGGCGTAGCGAAGCCGGCGGATCTCAGCAACCTCATCAAGCTGTATCCGATTTTGGGCATGACGCAGGATGGAAGAGCAAAGTTCAGAGAACGCGGCGCGGAAGCGCTCGGCGAAGGCGCCTCGAAAGGCCCGCACGCGCAAGCCGACGACTGGGAGAACATCGCCGGCGAAGCCGAGCGCCTCCGAATCGTCTAAGCGCAACTATGCCGAGATCGCGCACCGCTATGCGCGCGACGTCGTCGCCGGTCTCGTTCCGGCCTGCAAGTGGGTGCGTCTGGCATGCCGGCGTCACCTGCGGGATCTCGCAAGGTCTCGCGAGAAGGATTATCTGTATCGGTTTGACGCGGCCCGGGCGAACCTGCCTTGCCGCTTCATCGAGAAGCTGCCGCACACGCGTGGCCAGTGGGCGCGTGTGCGGCGCGGACATTCAAACCGGATCCAGCTCGAGCCGTGGCAGATCTTCATCGTCTGCGCGATCTTCGGCTGGATCAACAAGGCGACGCGCTTCCGCCGTTTCGCCGAGGCCTACATCAAGGTGCCTCGGAAAAACGCGAAGAGCACCCTTGCCGCAGCGATCGGCCTGTACATGCTCATGGCCGACGGCGAGTACGGCGCCGAGGTTTACAGCGGCGCGACGAAAGAGAAGCAGGCCATGGAGGTCTTCAAGACCGCATGGCGCATGGTCAGGAAGACGCCGGCGCTGGAGGATTATTTCGGGATCGAGTCGGCGATCAAATCGCTGTATCGCCGGGAGGACGGGAGCAAGTTCGAACCGCTGGTGGGGGATCCCGGGGACGGCGCCTCGCCCAGCTGCGCGATCGTCGACGAGTATCACGAGCACGACACCTCGATCCTGCACGACACGATGCAGACCGGGATGGGTTCGCGGGAGCAGGGGCTGGTCATCGACATCACGACCGCGGGCAGCAAGATCGAGGGCCCGTGTCACATCCTCGAACGCGACGTCGAGAAGCTCCTCGACGGTTTGGTCGAGAACGATGCGCTGTTCGGCATCATGTACGGGATCGACCTGGAGCCGTACGAATGGGACGGCGTCAAGGTGCCGGTCGACGACTGGAAAACGGAGACCGCGCTTCGCAAAGCGAATCCGAACTACGGCGTCTCGGTGTTCGCGACGTTCCTGCAGAAGCAACTGCGTGAGGCGATCCAGAGCGCGCACAAGCAAAACACGTTCAAGACAAAGCACGAGAACGTGTGGGTCAACGCGGCGATCGGGTATTACAACGTGGAGGCCTGGCGCCGCTGTGCGGATCCAAGCCTGAATCTCGATCAGTTCAGGCGCGAGAAGTGCTGGGAAGGCACCGATCTCGGAGCGAAGGACGATCTGGCTTCGAGGGTTAAGGTGTTTCGCCGCATCGTCGGTGGCGCGGTGCACTACTACGTGTTCGGCCGGCATTATGTGCCGCACGACCGGGCGATGGATGGGGACCATTCGCACTACGAACGCTGGATTGCCGACAACCAGCTGCAGGCGCATGCCGGCGCGGAGATCCAGCTGGAAGCGATCCAGAAGGAAATCGAGGACGAACTCGGGACCTTCGACTTTCAGTGTTTGGCTTTCGATCCATGGGGGGCTCTGCAAATGCAGCAGGAACTCGCGCTGAAGCTCTCCGAGGATGTGGTGCTGAGCATCCCGCAGACGGTGCAGTACCTGTCGGCGCCGATGAAGGAGATCAACGCCGCCTCGCTGGCCGGCAGGATCCATCACGACGGCGATCCGGTGCTGGCCTGGGCCATCTCGAATGTGATCGCGCGCGAGGACAACAACGAGAACGTGTTTCCGCGTAAGGAAAAAGGCGGGAACCAGAAGATCGACCCGCACAGCGCGCTGTTGAACGCGATGAACCGGGCCATGGTGGGCGACACGCGTCGCCCGTTTACGCCGCCGATGATGGGGTACATGTGAAACCAGAGTGGATGCAGCTGGCGAAGCGTCTGGCCACGGATCTGATGTTCCTCGCCGGCCTCGCTCTCGCGATCTTCGGTGTTTGGGTTTGGTCGCATCCATTGGGCCTGATCGTGGGAGGAATAGTCCTCGCGGCGCTCGGCTTTCTTTTCGGTTATGACCCGGCAACCCTGCGGAGACGCCCGTGACGATTGTCAGTTCGCTGGCTCGAGGCTTTTACGGCGCGCGCGCGGATCTCGCCGGCGCGCCGGCGCCGTGGGACGATTACTGGTACACGCCGATCGGAGCGCCCTCGGTCTCCGGGATGAGGGTGACGCCGGAAACGGCGAAACGGCTGGCTACGGTGATCGCCGCGGTGGGGGCCAAGTCGCGCGCCCTGGCCGTTCTGCCCTGTCTCATCTATACGGACATCCCGGGCGGCGGAAAGAAAGTCGTTCGCAAGCACCCGCTGTTTCCGATTTTGCATTCGCGGCCGAACGACATGCAGACGGCGTTCGAGTTCTACCAGATGCTGCAGGGGCATGTGGAGCTGCGCGGAAATGCCTATGCGGAGATTCTGACCAGCAGCCGCGGTGTGATCGGCGAACTGATCCCGATGCATCCGGATCACGTTCGGGTCGAGATGCTCAGCAGTGGCCGGCTGCGCTACATCTATAACGACCCGCTCACAAACTCAACGCGGACGCTGCTGCAGGGCGAAGTGTTTCATGTTCGCGACTGGGCCGATTCCCGCGCGGTGGGGCAGTCGCGCATCACCATGGCGATGGACGTCTATGGCGTCGCCCTGGCGCAGCAGGATTACGCCGGCAAGTTCCTGAAGAACGACGCTGCGTCGGGAGTTATCGTTACCGGCACAAATTTCGAAACGAAGCAGGCCGAGGAGGAATATAAAGCCGCCTTTCTGGCTTCGGCAACGGGGGAAAACCGGCACAAGATTAAGCTGCTGCCGCCCGGCGTCGATATCAAGACGCTGGGAGTCAAGCCCAGCGACATGCAGTTGCTCGACGCCTCGAAGGCCTCCGACATCAAGATTTGCTCGATCCACAACATCCTGCCGCACCTGATTGGGGTTGACACGGGTCGTGCGGCCACTTACGCGAGCGTCGAGCAATTCAACCTGATGCATGCGCAGCAGTCGGTCCTGCCGATGGCGGTGATGTGGGAGCAGGCGATTCAGCGCGATCTGATGGACGACGATCGCTTTTATGCCAAGTTCTCCCTGGCGGAACTATTGCGCGGCGACTTCGCGACGCGCACGACCGGCTATGCGGTGGCCATCGAGCATGGCTGGCTGTCGCCTGACGACGTCCGCGAGCTCGAGGATATGAACCCGATTAAGGGCGGCATCGGGCGTCAGTACTTCCGGCCTCTGAACTGGACGACGCTCGATGCGCCGGCCGCGCTGCCGCCATCGTCCGGGAATCAGGATGGAGTTTCCGAGGAGGACGACGATCAGGAGCCGGAAACGGGATCGGGCGCCGATCCGCAGGATCAGTCCGCACTGCGCTCCCGTCTTGAGCTGATGGCGCAGGACAGCGCCGCGCGCTGTGTCCGTCGCGAAGTGAATGCATTGCGGAAGATGGTGCAGAACGAGGCCTCCGCACCACAGATCGAGCAGTTTTATGCAGAGCACTTCCGCTTCATCTGCGGAGTGTTTCACTTCACCTCGCTCGCGACGGTCAGGGCGAAGCAAGGTTGCGATGCGCGCAAGTCGGAATTTACGCGGTGGATGGCCGAAGGGGACGCCGCGAACGCTATTCGCTGGATCGAAACGGTGGCCGCCACGCAACCGGCGGCTCTGGCAGCCCTCGCGGTGGAAGGAGTCCTTTGATGCAATATTCGCGGATCGTTCGCGCTGTCTATTCCTCGGTCTGGGCGATTTTGCCGGAAAAGCTGCAGGCGATCGCGGAGTTTCTGAATGTGAGAATCGCCGGCGGCGCGGTCTCGCCCGATCTGATCGCGGCGATCCGCGCGGAGAATGCGGTCGCAGCCTCGCGCATGCGGGCTCTCTCGGCCGACAAGCCGGGCTCGGTGATGGTGCTGCCGCTCTTCGGCATCATCAATCAGCGCTACGCGGGCGACTTCTCCGGGCCCAGCGGAACCTCGGTGCAGCAATTCACCCAGCAGTTTCGCCAGGCGATGAACGATCCCAACGTTAAGGCAATCGTGATTGACGTCGATTCGCCCGGCGGCACGGTCTCCGGCGTCGACGAGCTCGCCACCGAGATTTACAACGCGCGAAAGCAGGGAACGAAAAAGATCACGGCGGTTTCAGATTGCCTCTGCGCCAGCGCCGCCTATTGGATCGCGTCTCAGGCCAACGAAGTAGTCGTCAGTCCAACCTCACTCACCGGCTCGATCGGCGTGTACCAGCTGCACGAAGACGATTCGGAGATGTTGAGCCAGGTGGGCGTCAAGGTTACGCTGATCTCGGCCGGACCTTACAAGACGGAGGGCAACAACTACGAGCCTCTCGGCGAGGAAGCGAGGGTCGCGATGCAGGGCATGGTGGACGACTTCTACGGGATGTTTACGAAGGCGGTTGCCCGCGGTCGCGGCGTCGCCGTCAAGGCAGTCAGCGGAGGATTCGGCCAGGGCCGCGTGCTCACGGCGCAGGATGCCGTCAAGCAGGGTCTCGCCGACAGAATCGCGACGCTCGACGAAGTGCTGGCGAAGTTCGGCGTGAAGCAATCCGCGGGCTCGTCGGCCGCGACTGAGCCGCCGGCGATCGCGGAATCCGGATCCGCACTGCGCGCGGACACGGTGATCGATGACGACAATGTCGACGATGCCTCCGACGCGGAGTGCAGCTGCGAATGCGAAGGGTGCGTCGCCGGCGACTGCGGCTCCTGCACGCATGAGGGCTGCGATCCGGAAGCAGAAGACTGTCAGGGCTGCGCAATGGCCTCCGGCGCGGCGAAGAAAGGCGCGAATCCGGCGGCAGCTGCGCGGTCGCGTCGGCTGCGGCTGGCGCGTATTTAACGCACCTGCGAAATTGCACAATTCATGAAGTTCCCCGGCCAAAGCCGGTTATCCCTGGCGTCTGCCTCCGCCCGATGGCGGCGATCCGCGGCGCTTGACGTGCACGTAGTTTCGAACCGGGAAAAGAGAGGAATGGAAAATGAATCTGCGCAAATTGCAGCAGGCGAAGGCAGCGGCGCTCGATAAGGCTGCCGCTCTTCAGAAGGCCGCGGAAAATCGGGATATGACGGCGGAAGAGAACACGGCTTTCGACGCGGCGGCGGCCGAGGCGGAAGGCCATCAGGCGAACATCGACCGCCTGCAGAAGTTGGCCACGCTTGAGCGCAACGCGCCCTCCGGCGTCGAAGTGGGCGACAGTCTCGCGGAGAAAAAGCCCTGGCGGAACAAGGGCGAATTCTTCGGAGCGGTCATCGGTTCGTATCAGAGCGGACACGCAAACATGGATCCGCGCCTGCGCGCCGCGCTGGGAGCGAACGAAAACGTGCCGGCGGAGGGCGGTTTCCCGATCGCGCCCGAATTCGTCACGGATCTGCTGCAGCGCAGCTACGATGTCGGCGAAGTCGCCAAGCGCTGCCGGAAGATGACCATGAACTCGCTGCGGATGATTCTCAACGCAGTCGACGAAACCAGCCGCGCCGACGGCAGCCGGTGGGGCGGCATTCTGGCCTACTGGGAGGCGGAAGGCGCACCCTACACGGGCACCAAGCCGAAGTTCCGGCAGGTACAGCTCGTCGCCAACAAGCTCATCGGTCTCGCGTATCTGACCGAGGAACTGATGGAGGATACCACCGCGGTGTCGTCCTATATCGAAGAGGTTTTCCCGAACGAATTCGGCTTCAAGATCGACGACGCCGTCATTAATGGCAGCGGCGCGGGGCTGCCTCTGGGCGTGCTGAACGCCAAGAGCGCCGCCACCGTCGTGCAGGCCAAGGATTCCGGCCAGGCAACAGGCACGATCTCGACCACAAACCTCCTCAACATGTGGGCCCGGCTGTGGGCTCCCTCCAGAAAGAACGCTTGCTGGTTTATCAACCAGTCGGCCGAGCCGCAGTTGTACCCCCTCACCCTCGGTTCGCCGAGCCTCGGTCAGATCCTCATGTACACGCCGCCGGGGCAGAACGGCAACAACAGTCCTTACGGGCTGCTGTTCGGCCGTCCGGTGATTCCCATCGAGCAAACGGCGAATCTCTCCACCCAGGGCGACATCGTCCTGATGGATCCGACGCAGTACCTGCTCGCGCAACGCAACGAGGTTCGGGCCGACAGTTCCATCCATGTCGCCTTCCTCACCGGCGAGCTGGCGCTTCGCTTCATGGTGCGCCTCGATGGGCAGTGCTGGTGGAACAAGCCGCTGACGCCAAAAGCGACCAGCGCGCCTACGCTCTCGCCGGTTGTCACCCTGGCGACCCGGTAATCGCTCGGGCGCGGCGGGCCTTACCGGTCGCCGCGCCGGACCTCTCACTCTTCACCGCGCTCGGCTTTATGCCGGGAAAGGATTCGTGTCATGGAACGAGGCTTTTGGGCAGCACAGGATGGGCACGTGGTCAGCGTCCTGTCGCCGCAGAATATGTCGGGCGGCGTCACCGGACAGATCTTCAACATGGAGGGTTACGAGCACGCCAGCATCCTCATCCAGCTGGGCGCTCAGGCGGCGGCGGCCACCAAGATTCTCCTCAACGCGTGCACCGATGCCGCCGGTGACGGAGCCGCCGCGCAGCCGTTCAACCTCTTCACGCAGGAGACAGCCGGTCTGTCGAACGATGTTCTGTCGACGCGCCAGGCGGTCGCGGCCACGGGCTACACGCCTTCCGCCAACGCGAACATCTTCTACGTGATCGAGCTCGATGCTGCCAGCCTGCCGCAGGGTTCGCCCTATGTGCAACTGCAGATTACCAATGGCGCGAATGCGGATTACGTCTCGGCGGTGGCCGTCCTCTCCGCGGGGCGCTATACCGGCGATCAGTCGCCTTCCGCCACTTCGTAAACAGGGGTCCCGCCGGGCAGCAGTTCGCTCTCCGGCGGGAGCCTCGCGCCGCCTCGAAATGCTGGATGGAGGTACCGAACAATGGGAATGCGCGTTCTTCGAATTTCGAACGAGATCCTCGTTCAGATGTTTGCTCCGGGTCTACACCCCGGCGGCTACGAGGTCATCCGGGATGGCCTGCCGGCCGACACGTGTATTCTGCACGTCTTTCACGACGGACCGCAGGGAGAGGTCGGCCTGAAGATCGCAAGCGCGGAGTTCGACGGACCAGGGGCGGGCGAGGCAGCTCCCCAGATTAGGCCGATTTTGCGAACGCTGCCACCGCGGGAAGAAGAGTCGCCGCGAGTTACGCGGGTGAAGCCCACTGACGAGGTCCGCGGGAAGTAGATGGAATCGCTTCGACGCATCATCGCGCCCGCAGCCGAGCCGGTGGCTCTGGTGGATCTCAAGAATATGCTCGAGATCCCGGCCACCGACACGACGCATGACACCACGCTGATGTCATTCCTGATTGCGGCCCGCGAGGACTATGAGGACTGGGCGCGGATGAAGCTCATCACGCAGACCTGGCTGCTGCGCTGCGATTCGTTCCCCTCGGTTTCGCTGCGCTACGACCGCAACGGCTATCCGCAGTATCAGCTGCCCTTCCCGCCGTTTCAGTCGGTCCAGTCGTTCCAGTACGTCGACACAAGCGGCACGGTACAGACGCTCACGCGCGACACGACCTACGGGACGAATCCCGCCGAGCCGTTTTACGGCTACCAGCTGGAGCCGGGCGGGCACACGATCCCGGCGCGGCTCACGCCGCCGTGGGCGCGGCCGTGGCCGCCACAGCGCATGGTGCCGGCGAACACGATGATCCAGTTTCGCTGCGGGTATGGGGGTCCGGTTATGGTGACGGCGCAGGAGAACAATCCTGTCATCGCGACGCCCGGCTTCGTCTTCAATCCGGACGACGCGCCCGCGATGGCGGGCGACACGGGGACGCCTATCTCGATTCCAGGCGCCGGATCGGGAAACGCGCCGCTGGTGACGAACGTGCTCTCGGTGGACGGATCCGGCAATGCCACGCTGGCGACGGCGCCGGCGCGCGCGGTTTCCGATGTGAGTGCCTGGCTCGGCCTGCAGGTCCCTCAGTCGACGAAGCTTTCTATCCTGTTTCACGCGCAGTTCTTCTTTGAGCAGGGAGCCGTCGTCGACCAGGCCGTGCCGCGCGTTGTCGCCAGTTTGCGCGGCGCAAAAAGGAACCTGGTGAGCTGATGGGCGGCTTCGCGGGGATCTATCGGCCGGGCAACAACCCGCTCGTCGTCCGCGCGGGCGAGCTGCGGCATCCGATCGCGATCAACTCGCCCAGCTCCACGCCGGGCCCCGATGGCGCCTCCGTCACGCCGTCCAGCTGGACGCCGGTACGGTCCACAAACGCCGCCATCTACACCGCCGGCGGCAGGGAAACCTCGCAGGCGAACCAGCTCGTGTCGGAATGCTCGCATGTCGTTAAGGTGCGCTGGACGCCGGATGTGCTCAAGGCCGGCTACCAGGTCGCTTTTGGATCGAGGACGTTCACCGTGCTCTACATCGAGAACGTGCTCGAACGCAACCGCGTGCTGCTGCTGTACTGCAAGGAAGTCGACGGAGCGCAATAGATGGACATCGACGTCGGCATCACCGCGCTGCTCGCCGGAGACAGCGGCGTTCAGGCCAATCTGAAGATGGGCGGCGTAGAGTCCATTTTCGATGGCGTCGTGCCCGAGGACATCGCGCAGTATCCCTGCCTCGCGTACCAGTGGGTGGGCGGCAGCAACGATCCGGGGCTCACCAGCGCAGGCCCGCGGCGCTCGCGCCTGCAGATCGATTGCTGGGGCCTCACGAAACCGCAGGCGAAGACGCTGGCGAACGCCGTGGCGCATCTGCTGGACGGCTATTCCGGCGTTCTCAGCGACGGCACGACGGTGATGAGCTGCTGGATCATCAATCCGCCCGGCGTCGATTTCTTCAGCGGCGACTCGCGCTTCCGTCGCCGCATGCTCGAGTTCTACGTGCTGCACAACTTCACCCCATAAACAGGAGGACACGCACATGACTGGATATACCGGATCCCAGGCCCAGGCGGGCCGGGGAACAACCCTCGGCATCGGCGCGACGCCCACGCTGATCGGCGAGCTCGACAACGTTCCGATGGATCTGCCGGAATGGAACACGGATGACGTGACGAACTTCGAATCCGGTTCGGACGAAGAGTTCATCACGACCATTCGCAAGTCGATGGAGTACTCCGTCACCGGCAACCGCGTCAGCTCCGATGCCGGCCAGATCGCCGTGGAAACGGCCTATGCCGCGGGTTCGCTGTCCTCGTTCACCCTGACGCTGCCGAAGACGGCGGCGCAGACAACCAGCGGCGACAAGTATGTCTTCAATGCGCTGGTGCTCAGCCAGTCGTTCAAGATCGAGACGACGAAGAAGGTCACCTTCAGCATGAAGCTGAAGACGTCGGGCCCGGTGGCGTTCACCGCCGGCAGCTAAGTTTCTCCCGGTGAGGTAGTGCAGCAGTGCAGCAACGCAGGGCCGGGCAACGTTCCGGCCCTGATCTTTTTAAGGGTGTAAAAATGAGAAAAAATCAGCCAGGCGGTTCTTCGGAATTTTCCGATCCGACGTTGCCGGAGACCTACGTCGACATCGACGGCGAGAAGTTCAGGTTATGTTTCGATTTCGCGGCGCTGGCGCAGGCGAAGAGAAAGCTGCAGGAGCAGGGCGTGGAGATCAACATTCTCCACTCGCTCAACTTTTACACGCTCGACGTGGACACGCTCGCTGCGATCTTCTACGCGGCGGCGCACCGCTTCCATCCAAAGATGGAATGGTCGAAGGCGCAAAAGCTCACGAATCTGAGAACTGGAGCGGCGATCATTGAGGGTCTGGCGGCCGCCTATGCCGCAGCGATGACCGACCCAAAGAGAAACCCTCGGGAGGGGACGACACAGAAAGCCTGAGCGAGCAGGAGCTCTGGCTGCATCTCTGGTCCGTCGCCCGATACGACCTGCATCTCAGTGATGCCGACTTTTTCCGGCTCACGCCGCGCAAGCTTGACGCCCTGCTGACCCGAAGAAGGGCCGGTGTTGAGCGCAACGAGCTTCTTTTCGCTCAGCTGACTGAAAAGGCGGTGAATTACAGCGTCAGAGCGCCCAAGGATCCGGCGCGGATTCAGGATTTCATGCCGTCGCAGTGGGTGGCCGACGTGAAGAGGAAGGCGGCGGTGCCAGACATAAGCAAGCCGGTTCGCATGACCGCGTGGCGGCGCAGGGAGGTAGCCGACAACTGGCGTCGGTTCATGAGCAGCGGCTTTGCCGGCTATACGACGGTGGAGACGCCGGACGCGGGATAGTGGGACTGCCAGTGGTATACTGCCGACGGCTTTCCGGAGGAAACATGTTGAAGCTGCTGGCAGTTATAAGTTTGCTAACTTGCGCGATAGGTCATGCGCAGTCCGCGCCGACTATCTTCATCGACGCCGACAGTACCTTCGCGCCGTCGATCACGGCGGCCATGATCAGGAAACATGTTCCGGTGTCGATTGTCATCGACCCGGAGCATGCGGAGTACGTGCTGAAGGCTGCACCGGTCATGTCGAAAGACGAGAGCGGCGCGGGGAAGGTCGCGAGGTGCCTGTTTCTGGACTGCGCGGGCATGAACGGTTTCTCGGCCGTGTCGGTGCAGTTGGTGCGAACGAAAGATAGCTCGGTGGTGTGGGCGTATCAGGTGCGGAAGGCCATGAGCGGGCCGGCGGGGCTGCAGTCGCTGTCGGAAGCGATCGCCAAACACTGCAAGGACGATTACCTGAAAAAGCATTCCGAATAACCGGTTTGTGGGACTTGACATCCCTGGAGGGGGTGCTATCCTGGCGGTTCTGGAAGGGAGAGTCTCCCCATGAAGCTCGCAGGATGGGTCGCGATCGCGGTTGCGGTGCTGTTACTGGGCGCGGTGTTCGTGCAGTGGAGGAACGACACGGAGGCAGCGGCTGAACGTATTCAGCGTGGCTTTGCGGAGATATCCGCCGGGGATAGCGCCGCGCTTGATGCCGATTCCGCGCGAGCGGATGCAGAGAGGAACATGTGGACCATCGAGGGCATCGCCGGGGCCGGCTTCCTCGTGGCGGGGCTGGTCATGCTGCGGAAGCGAACCGCTTGAGTTAAAAGGAAAGTAACGAGTTTTGAAGCCGCCTTTCGGGGCGGCTTTCTTATTGGAGGCACGGCGGTGGGCGGGTTCACAATCCAAATCGAGGGCTTGCGTGAGCTCGATGCGAAGCTCAGCGAGATGAAGGACTCTCAGATCAAGCGAGTAATTCGTCACGGGCTCGATGCCGGTGGCGAAGCGATGAGGCGGTCCATTGCCGAAGCGGCGCCAGAGAGGCCGGATCTGCCCAGCGGCGACGCGCTCCCGGCCGGAGCCATGAAGCAGGACATTGAAGTTCGACGCGGGCGATTCGAGGGGCTGCTGGCTGTGTTTGTGGGGCCGGGGAAGTACACGCGACGCCAGGCGGGATGGGTTGAATACGGTCATCGGCTGGTGCGCGGCGGGACCTCCCAATTGAAGAGGACGATCTTCGGAAACGTGAAATATAAGGGCCCGGGCTCGGAGGTGGGTGAGGTGAAAGCTCACTCTTTCATCCGTCTGGCCTATGAAGGGTTTCGCGAAGAAGCGGTGCAGGTGGCTGTCGATACGATGCGGCGGGATGTCAAGCTGGGCGCGGTGCCAAGTTCCGTCTACGAAGGGCGTGGGGCGGAAGACAACTACACCGGGGAGGACTACTGATGGCCGAGGCGGGCAGTGTAAAAATCATCTTCGCGGCAGATGCGACCAGCTACAGTGCCGCGCTGTCCTCGATGCAAAAACAGATGGACTCGTTCGCCGCCAAAGCCGGGGCGGCGGGGCGGAGCGGCGCGGCTGCCGGGCATGGCATGGTTGCGCCCTGGCAGGCCTCATCGGCCGCATTGCGTGTTGCCGAAGGCAACATGACGAACAATATCCGCGCCGCGGAAAGGTTCCTCGCCACGATTCCTGGAGTGGGCCGCGCGTTGCAGGTGGCCTTCCCGGTTGTCGGAGCCGTCGCCCTTCTGGGCGTATTTGCGCGAATGGGCAACGAGGTTGTGGACTTCATCAAGAAGACGAACAGGATCCCGCAGGCGCTGGAGACTGCCTTTCGGGAATCGTTGCTGAGTGGTCAGTCGGCGGCCGACGAGCTCCAGAAGGAGAACGATGCCCTCGACAATCAAATCGCGAAGCTCGAGGGACGGCCGCAAAACAATCTGGCCACGGCGATCGACGACGCGCGTATCGCGGCCGATAAGTTGGAGCAGTCGCTCATGCGCGACAATCGCGAGATTGCGGAGCTGCTGAAGCAGAACCAAATTGGGTCGCTCGGCGAGCTGCTCACCGGTAAGGGGCGAACGACGGCCGTCGCGGGAGACGTCAACTACTGGAATCAGGAGCTGGCGAATAAGGCGAAGGATTTCGACAAGGCGGTGCACGCATTCGGACCGGACAGTGTGCAGGCGAAGTCGGCGCAGACTGCACTCGCACAGCGGCGACAGGCGGCGGAAGCCAACATGCAGATGGAGATCGACGTTCGCAAGCCCAGCCCCGACCGTGCGGCGAACATTACCGGCGACCAGGACCCGAATCTGAACATCGCCCAGGGCTATCTCGCGATTCTGCAGCAGCAGGACAGAATGGACAGCCTGAGCGGGCAGCACGAGCAGAAGAAAAGCGTTGCGGATGCGCTGACCCACGCGCGCGAGCTACAAGCCGCGGCAAAGGAGCGCGGTGCTCAGCAAATGCAGGCGTGGGAGAAAGAACTTTCGGAGCAGAAGTCGAAGCATGTCATGAGCCTCGACGAGGATGCAGATTTTTGGCAAAAGCGTGCCGACAGCGTGACGAAAGGCTCAATGCTGTACACTGACGCGCTGAAAAAGGCAAATGATTTGCGTGCCGCGAGTCAGGTCCAGTATCAGCAGGAGTTCACCGGAGACGTGATCGAGAAGATGCGCTCCGGAGAAGCGGGCGACTCGTCGAGCGATCGCGTGCACGCCGCGCTGCAGGAGCAGTATGTCGGCGACGACACGCACGAGCGAGAGATCAAACGCCAAACGGAGGAGGGCGCCACGCGCGCCTTCGCTGCGGCCGAGCAGCAGCGCAAGGCGGCGGATAGCCTCGCGGAGGAAGCGATCCGGCTGCAGGAGCAGAGCGGGCAGCTCTCCCGCGCCGGCGCCGCGCAGGCCCTGATGACGGTCCATCAGGAGAGCTTTGCGAACTGGTCGGCGGCGTCCGCCTCGTTCTCGGCGCAGTTCCCGAATCTGGCCGTGCCGGGCGCGACGCAAGCCCTGCAGGAGTACGGGAAACAATCGCAGCAGGATGAAGCCGCGCAGGAGGCCACAACCTCGCTGGGTGCGCTGCGCGAGGCGACGGATCGCATGACGCAGGCCTTCACGGATCTGCCCGCGCACCTGACGCAGCTGATGACGAGCGCCATCAGCGGCTTCAATGAGGCGTTCTCCAGTGCGGTCATGGCGCACACCACGAGCGGCGTCGAGTATCGCCGCGGGATCACGAATGCGGTGGGTGGCCAGTTCCGCTCGCTGGGCGCAAAGGGCCTCGATTCCGCGTTGCAGATGGGCGAGGGCGGCCTGATGTCGAAGCTCGGCTTTGGCAAGTCGAAGCCGACCGGGACGCAGTCCGATCCGCTTTTTGTAAGGTTGATCGCAGCAGCGGGCGCCGCCGGCGGAACTCTCGACAGCACGGGAGCTGGGTCGCTGCTGCTGAGCGCGCTGGGCGCATCGGGTCCCGCGGGCACCACGGGCAGCAGCAAGGGCAGCTTCCTCTCCACGGTGCTGCCGGCGCTGACGCAAATGATTCCGCACCGCGCCTCGGGCGGTCCGATTCCGGCGAATACGCCGGCGATCGTCGGCGAGAATGGGCCGGAGCTGTTCATGTCGAGCCGGGCCGGTCACATCGTGCCCAACAGTGCGCTGGGCGGCGCGCTCTCGAAAGTGCTGCCGGCGCTGACGCATATGATTCCCGGCTTTGCCTCCGGAGGCCCGATTCCGTCGAACATGCCGGCGATCGTCGGCGAGAACGGGCCGGAGCTGTTCATGCCGGCGAGCTCCGGGCGCATTGTGCCGAACGGAGACTTCGGAGGCGGCGCCGGCGGTGGAGACACGCACGTCCATGTGGACGCGCGCGGCGCGCACGATCCAACCGCGACCGAAGCCGCCGTGCATCGCGCCATGAAGTCGTACCTGCCGCACCTGGACGCGCGCACGATCGCCACGGTGCGGGCCTACAACAAGGCGCGGCCGGGAACGGCGCGACTGTGAGGCTTTTCGTCGTTGGACGAGCACTTTACGTTCACTGCGCCAGACAGGGCGCGCGAAACACAACAACAGCTCCGCTCACCGCGGGGCTGTTCTTTTGGGGGAGATCTCCGATGAAACGCTGGATTCCTGGCGCGCTCGCCGCGCTGCTGCTGCTGCCGTGCGCCCTCGCGCAGACGGGCTACGTGACGATGACGGCGGCCAATCTGATCGACCAGAGCGGCGGCGGAGCCACGATCACGAATGCGACGGCGACGTTCTGTCTCGTGAATGCCGGCGGCACGCCGATCGGCGTGCATATCGGTTCGAGCTCCGGCGGCCAGGCCGCGCCCCGCTGTTCGTCGGGCCCGGTGAATAACGGCGCGCTGGTTGGGACGTGGCAGGCGGCCGACCCCACCGCCGCGGGCACGAATCTGGTACCGGACCCGATCCTGACGAGTTGGACGACGTGGTCGAATCCTGGGGCGGGCTGGAGCATTCAGCCAGGCTCGGTAGGGCTGGCGGGCGTCAATTTCTTCCAGTTAAACACGTCCGCGAATGGCACGAACGCGTATTCGCAGTCTGCTGCGATTACGGTGGTTCCAGGGCAGACCTATACGTTCACGGGGTATATGAACGCCCTTGATGTCACTGCTGGCAGCTTGTATTGGCAGGTGTGGGCCGAAGGTTCGGGGACGCAGTTGGGCGCGGTTGCGGCCACGCTGGGTGCGGTGGGGGGTTATTACACTGTCCAGTTCACTGTGCCGAGCGGGGTGACATCCGTTCTGGTGCGAGCCGTGATCAACTCGCTGGCGATTACGTCCGGTAACACCGCCGCATTCGCGGCACCGCTGCTGCAGGCCGGCAGCGCGCGGCTCGTCGATACCAACCTCAGCAACCCGCAGAATCCCTGCTATCAACTCACGGTCACCGACAACACCAGCGGCAGCGTCCTGCTGGGCGGACCGGGATCCGGGTACAGTTGCCTGCAGCCGCAATGGACGGAAAGCTCGCCGATGAGCTGCGTCGCCGGCCTCTGCAACCTTGACAGCTATATCCCGACGACTACGCCCGGGGTGATGATCGGGCTCGCCGGGCCAGTGGGTCCCACAGGGGCCACAGGGGCAACGGGGGCGACTGGAGCGACTGGGCTATCCGGCTCTGTCTCCGCTGCGGGGTCGGCTGGAACTGTGCAAACATCCAACGGCGCGGGCGGATTAAGTGCGGCAACGGTTGCGAACCTGGGCGCGGCTCTCTCCGATTCGAACGGGAATTATGTCCTGAATCGCTCTCCGACGTGGCCGATTAACAGCCTTCAGTCCGGGGCGGTGCTTCTCGGTGGCGCGTGCCCGCTGTATGGCAGCGGATCGCCAACGGCTGCCCAGGAAGGCGTGATTTGTATTGGTTGGCAGGCGGGGCAAAACCTGCTCTATGCCAACGGGAGTGTGTACATCGGCAATGATGCCGGGCAGTTTAAGGTAGGCTCAGCAAGCCTGGGCGGTGAAGATGGCAACATGACCTGCGTAGGTTCCTTCGCCTGTCAGGCGGACACTACCGGCGCAGAAGACGTTGTGTACGGGATGAAAGCCTATGAATTCGGCACGGGTGAGAACAGCAGCGTAATCATCGGAAACCACAACTACTACGAAGGCGGCGGGACCGATAACATCGACATAGGTTCGACGATTGCAGACTGGGCCAACACAGCCGGTACAAACACTACATTCCTGGGAGGCACGAACAACGTCAACCTGGGTTCCCAGCTGTTTGCGGCCACCGGCCTGACCCCGAGTACAACCTATGTCGAGACGCAATCGACGGTTGTAGGGTCCGGCGCGGGAGGCTGCCTCTTTAACACGGGTCCCAATCTTCTGTTGGGCGCTGGCGTGGCTGGGCCAGACAACGCCAGCGGTCTAGGTTCCCCATATCCGTGCACGGGCACACTGCCAACTGCACAGTACAACATCTTCATCCAGCCCGGGCCGAATGGGACAAACCCTAATGTAGGGCATTCCATCACAACAGGGTCCGCCAACATCGCGATGGGAACCGGCGGTACCTCAAACCCCTGGGGCGTCCCCGGTTCAGCACTGACGAGTGGCAACGGAAATACGATCCTTGCCGCCGGAGCTGGGGCAAATGCCACGACAGCGAGCTGGCTGTCTTTGTATGGCATGGAAGCAGGGAGTGCACTGACCACGCCCAGCGGCATCAGTGCTTTCGGCGCGTGGGCACTCTATCGCTTGCAGACGGGCACACAGGACAGCGCCTTTGGGTTCCACGCCTGTGATGCGGCCACGGGCAGCGAGTCGCAGGATACCTGCCTTGGTGACACTGCCAATATTGTGGCAGGAGCGTCCAGGGCAACGGTGATTGGCCAGGCGGCCACAGCTGCGTATCAGAGCCTGGTCCTGGGGTACAGTGCATCAGACGCGGGCAGCAACGGTACCAATGTTGTGATCGGATATTATGCCGCGTGCACAGGTTCCGGTGAGCAATACAACACCATCCTGGGTGGCTCCTGCTCGGGCACTGGGACACAATATTCCCTCGCTTTAGGCTCTCATTCGGTTGTAGCAGCATCCGATGCTACGGAGATCAATGACAGTGGAGCTACAGCCACCAACAGCACCCAGCACACGCTCCAGTATGACTCGTGGAATTTTCTGACGAGCAGCGGAGCAGCCACCTTTCTAACTGCCACGATCACCGGGGCCGCGCCCAGCGTCACCACGGGGCAGCTTGGCATCGGCAGCAGCACGGTCACGACGGCGACAGCGGGAGCCGCCACGCTGCCCGCTAACCCACTAGGCTTTTTAACCTGGAATCTCGCCGGTACCGCCGTCAAGGTTCCGTACTACAGCAACTAAGAGGAGACACAAATGAGGTACTTTCTTTATGCACTGCTGTTGAGTGCGGCCACACTTGCCGGAGCCCAGGTCAAGGGCACTATCGATTTCACACAGCCGCTGCACGGGCTAGACGGTAAGCCGATCCTGCTCACAGCGGAAAAGAACTCGCCCGCTGCTACGCTGGGCGATGTGGCGGTGAACGCGCTCGAATCGGTGACCGATCAGGACCGTGGCCTTACCGGACAGGTGAAGTTTCAGCGTGACGAGCTGGCGCGCCACATCTATGGCAACAAGCACGCCGTGCTGTCCATCGAAGATGTATCGCTCATCAAGGACCGCATCGGCCAGGTCTATGGACCGCTGGTGGTGGGCGCGGCGTGGCCCCTGCTCGATCCAAGCATGAAGGCGGAGAATTAGCGGCGCAGCCAGCTGCAATTGATTGCAGAAAACCCGATGGTGGCACCAGCACTTCGCTCGGATCGGTGACGCCCACCGGAATTACGCATACTGGCTTGACCCTCACAGGATCATGGAACGCAAACGACTATATCGGCATGGAGGTTACATCGGGAACCTGCACGGCGTTTCAGGCCAGCCCGGAGTCTGCTCAACCAGGTCACCGCCTACGTTTCAGACTCGACTGCCTGCACGAGCGGCACGACCTACACCTCCGGCGGATCGACAGCCTGCAAGGTCCTCTGCACGGGTGGCAACTGGGTCGAAACCGGCTACGGATACCCGTACTAACAACCGCACAAAAGGCCATCCATGCAGACCATCACCATCAACGGAACCAGCTACGGGCTGGTGACGATGCCGGCGTCGCCGGGTCCGGCCGACATCGAGATCGGCTGGAACGATCTCGTCACCCTCATGGCGTCGCCCTACACGCTGCAGCAGCAGGTGCTGCAGTGGCCTGGCGCCGACTGGTGGGATGCGAAGATCACCCTGCCGCCAATGGCGACGGCCAAAGCGGCGCCCTGGGAGGCCTTCCTCGCCGAGCTGCGCGGCCCGTTGAACGTCTTCAAGCTCGCCGATCCGCGCCACATGAAGCCGTTGGGGTCCGCCCTCGGCGTGCCGAAGATCGACAGCGGCACCTATGCGGCGACGACGTCGACGATCGGCACGACTGGCTGGCAACCCGATCAGGCGCGCGTTCTGTTGCGCGGCGATCGCTTCCAGCTCGGCTACCGCCTGCATATGGTGGTGGATTCCGATGTCAGCTCCGACAACAGCGGCGCCGCGACCATCTCCATCTGGCCTTCGCTGCGCGAGGCGCCGAGCGCCGGCGAAGCGCTGATCCTGAAGTGTCCGAAGGGACTGTTTCGCCTGCCGCAGGGACGCCGCTCGCTGCAGGCTTCGCCGCGCCGGCTGACCACGCTCGGCTTTGCGGCGCTGGAAGTGAGGTAAGATGCCCCGCGATCTCGATGCAACCCTGGCCGCCGACATGGCGGGGCCCAGCTTTGCTCCGGTCGTGCTGGCGCAGTTCGGCTTCCGCTCGCAGACCATCGGCGCATGGAGCGGCCCGGGCACGCTGACATGGAACGGGATGACCTTTCTGGGCATCGGTACGCTGGGCAAAATCGGCCCGATCGGCTCCGGCACGGCCGAGGTGATGGAAAACGCGGCCTACGTCGAGATGTCCGGGATCGACGAGACGATGCTGGGCGAAGCACTGACGGACTGCCAGCCCAATGGCCCGGTGAAGATCTGGATGGGCTCGTGGCAGAATGGCGCGCTGCACGGCACGCCGTATCTGCTGTGGCAGGGCACCATGGGGCAGCCGCAGGCGGTTCCCGATCCGGGTAAGTTCACCCTCCGGCTGGGGCTGCAAACGAAGATGGCGCAGCTCTCGCGCCCCACCTGCCGGCGCTATACGGCAGCGGATCAGCGGCTCTACTACCCCGACGACTCGGCCTTCAACTGCGTCGAAATCCTCAACGACATTGCTCTGATCTGGGGCCAGGCGACCTAAACAAGATGACCTCTCCCGTTGTTGCGAACGCGCATGCAGCCAGCGCGGCGAAGAAACTGGTGCGCGCCGAGCACTGGGCAACGCGCGCGTACCACACTTTTCTGGTCGAGCGCGCGCGGCAGCCGTTTGCCTGGGGCACGAACGACTGCGCCACCTTTGCCGCCGACGGTATCCTCGCGCTCACCGGCGTCGACATTGCCGCCGACTTCCGCGGAAAGTACACCGACGAGACCTCGGCGCTGTCTGCGATCCGCGCGATCGCCGGCGGGGCGACGATTGCGGACGCGGCGGCATGGTGCGCGGCGAAGTTTGGGCTGCCGGAGTGGAAGTATCCGCTGCTGGCGCAGCGCGGCGACCTGGTTGTGTTCACAGCGCCTGCGGAGGAGGGACAGCCGCAGCTGCAGTCCGGGCTCATCCACCTGACGGGCGCGCACGTCGTGGCGCCGGGCGCGAAGGGCTGGCACCTGATGCTGATCGGCAAACACGCGCAAATCGTAAGGAGCTGGCATGTCTAAGGCTCTGGCCGGCGCCTCCATGCTCGGCGCGGACGCGGCCCTGTGGGGGATCGCGACCGTGATGTCCGGGGGCTTCGCCGCGGCCATGGCGCCCTTCGTGAACGCGCTGGTTACGCCGCTGCTCGCCGGCGGCGTCAGCATGGAGGCGGGCGCGATCGCGCAGGCGCTGACGCAGCAGCGCGGCATGAACATCACCACGCGGCAGCCGGCGCAGTACCGCCAGATCGTGTACGGCACGCAGCGCGTGGGCGGCGTGATCGTCTACCAGTCGACCACCGGCGGCAAGCATGACCAGTTCAACATGGTCATCGTTCTGGCGACGCATGTGATCGAGGCCATCGAGAACCTCTATCTGGACGGCCGTCAGGTGTTCTGGAACTCCGGCACCGGCAACACCACGCGGAACGGCTACAACTTCGGCGGATCCGCGGCGACCGGCGGCGGCATCGACGGCGACGGCACCTACATCGGGCCCAACGGACAGCACTACAACTTCGGGACGCTGGTCTACTGCGAGGCGCGCTTCGGCGACCAGGCGCAGGACGATGTGATTGGCGCCCTGACGGCCAACGACATCGCCTGGGCCACCGGCGCGGCGGGCTCGCCCTGGCTGGGCGGCTGCGCCTATGTCTACCTGAAGGTCGAATACGACGCGGCGATGTTCCCGCAGTTTCCTGAGATTCGGTTCACGCAGCACGGCAAGAACGACATCTACGATCCGCGCACCGGGCTCTCCGGCTACAGCAGCAACGCCGCCCTCATCGTCAACGACATCCTGAGCGGGCCCACCTTGGGCCTGGGCGATACGACGGTCAACCAGGCGCAGCTGATCGCCGCGGCCAACGTCTGCGACGAGACGCTCGCCTGCGCCCCGACGACGGCGTATCCGGCGGGATCGCTGACCGAGGCGCGCTATGCGGCGGCATGGCACTACGACACCTCGACGCCGCCGGGCGAGGCGATCAAGGTTTTTCTGCAGGCGATGGACGGCCGCCTGTCGCGCACCGGCGGCGAGTGGTTCCTCTGGCCGGCGTACTATCAGGGTCCGACAGCGACCCTCGATGAGAACATCCTGCTGGCGCCCCCGGAATGGCTGCCTTATCGCGAGCCGGACAAGCTGATCAACCGGGTCAACGGCACGTACATCGCGCCGAACTACCCGTACAACATCGCCGGAGACCTCTACGACGCCAATGGCTGGTATGACGGCTCGATCCAGAACAACTTCCCCTTCGCTTTTCAGCCGACGAATTTCCCGCAATACGCGGCGGATTATCTGCACGGCTACGCCAGCGACGACTACCTGAATCAGGACTCGGGAGCTGTCAGCAGCTGGAGCTCGACGGCGGCCTACGCGGTGGGCGATGTGGTGCTCTACGGCACCGGGACCTCGCAGATCTATCGCGCGATCGCCGCGAGCACCAGCGTCGCGCCCTTCTCCGCCGCCGTGATCTGGAACCCGCTCACCGCCTATACCACGGGCGCGCAGGTGAGCTGCAACGGCACGCTCTACACGGCGCTGGCCGCGAGCACGGGAGCCGCGCCGGGGACCTCGCCCAGCGACTGGCAGCCGGCGCCATGGATTCCCTACAGCAACCAGCTGCCGCTCGAGCTGGAGCTCAAGGCGGTGCTCTCCGTCTCCCAGGCGCAGCGGCTGGCCAAGATCGAGTTGCTGCGCAACCGCTGGCAGGGCACGGGCTCGCTGAAGATGAAGATCGCGGGCTACGCGCTGCAGGCGATGGACACCTTCACGCAAAACTTTACGCCGTTCGGCTGGACGGGCAAGCTGCTCGAGGTGGCCGGCGAGCCGCAGTGGGCCCTCGAGGGCGGCGAGGTTGACAACGACGGCAAAGTGCAGTCGCCGCCGCAACTGACGGTGACGGTGCCTGTGGCGGAGACCGATACCACGGTGTACGAATGGTCGATCAGCGAGGAACTCACCGTCTACGACGTGCCCACCACGGTGAATCAGGCGCCTTACATCCCTGCGGCGCCAACGGCCATGTCCTGCACCTCGGGCGCGTCGACCGCCGTGCAGGGCGCGGACGGCGTGGTGATCCCGCGGGTGCTGGTGGAGTGGACCGATCCGCTGGACGTGTACGTCACCCAGATTCAGGTGCAGTACCGGCTGAACGGGACGACGCAGTGGATCCAGTCGCAGAACGTCGCCGTGGGGCTGGGGCAGGCCTACGTGACCGGCGTGGTGTCGGGGCTGGCTTATGACTTCCAGATCCGCTCGCTGCGCGCCAACGGCGCGACATCGGCCTGGACGCAGCAGCTGAATTACACGGTGAGCCTGTCGCTTTCCGTCTCCAGCACCAGCGGGCAGCCGGTCGCGCCCGCGGGCACGCTGGTGGCGCAGGCGCTTTCCGGTGGCGGCGCGCAGATTTTAGTCGCGGCCTTCAGCTGGACTCCCGCCGGCACGACGCTTTATTTCACGCCCAGCCCTTCCACGATCACCGGGCTGGCGCAGGGCCAGACGTACTACGTGTACTTCGTCGATCCGAGCTTCGCCGGCGGCACGATCGTGCCGATCGCCACGCAGAATGTAGCCGACTTCCAGAACAAGATCGGCTATCTGCTCATCGGAACGATCATGACGCCGACCTACACGCCGCTCTATCGGCCGACGAGCTTCAGCGATGTCGGCGCCCAGACGAGCCTGGGCCCGGCATACGCTTACGACGGCAACATCTTGACCTCGGCGCTGGTTTCCGGAAACTGGAGCTATTTCTACTCCACGATGGAAACCTATCTCGGTGACTGCATCTGGAGCGGTTTCCCGGCCATCGCGCTGGCCGCCGCGGCGAACCTGAACGTGACGCTGCAGCCGCTGGGTCCGGGCGGGTCGAGCGGGACCACCGGCGCCATCACCGTGATCGCGCATGTGGGCGGAACGTCGACGACGCTGGGCACCTTCACGGGCGCTGCCGCGACGCAGACGCTGCAGCTGAGCCTGCCCTCGGGAACGAATCTGGGCACGGTGAGCCTTGAAGTGCAGGCGCAGTCGACGAATGCATCGCCGCCGGCGAACGGAACGGGCAATGAAGCGGTCTACGTGTACGAGATCTGGGTGCAATAGGTGATTGGGTACGTGCAGGAGATTCCGCAGCCGCGCGATCTGACGGCAATCGAGTTATGGGGCGAGGAGGAACGTATGCAGACGAACCTGAAAGCGGTGCTGATTGCGCCGGAGACCATCGAACAGTGGCTGACCGAGGGGAGCCGGCGGGCCTTCAAGGTGACCACCGGGCTGCCCGCCGGCGCCGCGCTGATGCGGATCGACCGCTGGGACGGCCGAACCTTTCGCGCAATCTTCCATCACCCGTCGTTTCCGCTCGCCGATCCGTTCGGCGAGATCGAGCTGCTCGATGTGCGGCTGCAGGATCTCTCGCTGGCCGCGAGCAGCTGAGGCAGCATGACGCTGGCCGAAGCACAGGCGCGCGTGTGCAGTTACGAGCGCTTTCTCCTGAAGGCAATCGAAGGCGCCGACAAGAAGGAGCAGCGCTGGTGGGCATCGCGGCTGCTGGCGGCCGAAGGCGAACGGGCACGGATTCTATGCTGCCGCAACGAGCATCCGGACCGGCTTCGCGGGGTGCATCGAGCCCGCGCGCGCTACGCCAGAAAGGCGCCTGAGCCATGGTCCTGGATGACGGTCATGGACTGAAGAGGAGGAAGGGCGATGAGGAACATCAGGGAGGTTTCGATGCAACGCTGGATGCTGGGATACGCGCTCGCCGCGCTGCTGCTGCTGCCGTGTGCCTTTGCGCAAACGGGCACGGTGACGGTGTCCGCCTCGGGGTTGGTCAAGTACACGCCGGCGGGAGCGACGCCGCTCGACAATGCCACGATCACCTTCGCGCCGACGACGGCCGCCGGCGCGCCGATCGCGTATCAGATCGACGGCAACGGACAGGCGATGGATCTGCCGACGTCGGCGCAGGTGAGTGGCGGCGTGTTTTCGGTCATGCTGCCTGACACGAACCTCACTTATCCGCAGAACGTCTGCTTCGCGATCACGATCACCGATAACAACAGCGGCAACGTGCTGCTGGGAGGGCAAAATTCGGGGTATGGCTGCGTCCAGCCGGCATGGAATACAACGACGCCGAACACCTGGTGCCAGAGCGGCATCTGCAATTTCGATCAGTATCCGCCCACGTCGAGCGCAATCGCGCTGCTGGCGACCGGGCCAACCGGACCCACTGGAGCTACAGGCCCAGCGGGACCCACCGGACCCACGGGCTTGACAGGGGCTGCGGGAACTAACGGCACGAATGGAGCGACAGGGGCCACGGGTCCAACCGGAGCAACAGGCCCCACAGGCCCAACGGGTGCGGCTGGTCCTAACAGTGTGAGCACGAGCACCACCACGACACTCACGGGGCTGCTCAAGGGCAACGGGGCGAATGTCGGCGCGGCCACGGCGGGCACAGACTATGCAACGCCCGGTGGTAATGTGGCGACAGCGACGGCTCTGGCCGCTACTCCGGGTCAGTGCCCCGCAGGACAAATTGCCACGGGCGTAACGGCGGCGGGTACGGCGAATTGTACAGCAACGCCCACGGTGACGCAGTTAACGGCCACATCGCCCACCGCGATCACGAACGCCAACTGCCTCGCGGCGACTACGGTGAGCACGCCATGCGTGGCGTATCAGGGGACGTTTACCGCTCAAGGGTTGTCGGGTGGAACTGGGACAATCACGCTTTATACCTCTAACGCTCCGGCAAACGCAACGTTTCAATTCTGTCCCGAAATCTATCTCACTACAGCCGCCTCAACCGCAACGTTGATTTCCAACGGAAGCTGGACCAGTCCTGGGGGGGCTGTCATCACAAATAGGAGTTTCACTTCAAACGGCGCTACCCCCGTCGGGCTGATTTCCGTTGCTTGCTTCGATTTCACGGTGAAGGCAAATACTTCAGCAACCCTCTCAGTCTTCGCATCGGGGAGCGGCTCTCCGGTCTGGGAGACGGAGCCGGTGGTCATCCGCCTGCACTAACCGGACTAGCAGGGGCTCTCATTTTCGGAGAGGAAGGGAGGTCGCGGACAATTCGCCAGAGCTAGGCGGAATGCGGGAGGCGCGCCGTGCGCGCTCCCGCTTCTGCTTTATTTCAGCTTCTCTTTCTCGGGCCGGGCCTGAAAAAGCCCGCGCGGCGGATCCAGAGACGAACTTGTACCACGCAGTACATTCCTCTCGAAAGCGGCTATGAACTGATCGACCCACGCGTCAGCGTCCTCATGAGTAATTCCGTTCAATTCCATAAGTCTCCGGATGGCGCGCTCGCGTGCGAGGGACAGGAGGTCGCTCATTTCAGCTTCTCTTTCTCGGCCAGCGTGCGCAGCGCGCGGCGCAGCACTTCGGCGCGGCTCAGGAGGCCGGTTTTCTTCTGCAGCCGGGCCAGCAGCGCGAGATCCTCGGCGGTGAAGCGGACCGGGAAGGCCGGGTCGCGTCCTTTTTTCGCGGGCATGGGCACCAGTGTAACGCATCTAACGCCAGTGTGGTATATACAGGGTACATACCCATGCTAGAGTCCGTCTCAGTCTCGCAGGCAGCCGGCATAACGTTACGCACGCTTCTCGGCAGGAAGGTTCTCGGCCTCCGCTGTGCGTACACCGGCACACGCGGGAGGGGCGTGTCAATGGTACCGAAGTCAATTGCGCGCACGCGCCGTACCGTGGATGATGCGGAGGTTCCCAAAACAGAACCATCGCACACGCCAGGACATCGCGAATGCCCGGCCTGCGAGAGGACCCGGGCCATGCACTCTGTACCGCTGACGCCGCAGATGAGCTTTCCCGCGGCTTTCGACCTTTGGATCTCCCGTCGCATCATCGAAAAAGCCGGCGTGTGGTCAAACGCCCGCTACATCTCCCGCCGCACCGAGCAGGACCTTCGCCAGTACGCTCGCGCCGCCGCGCGCTTCTTCGGAGCGCTGCGTCTGGAAGAGATTCACGCCGGACACCTGCGCGAGTACCAGCGCGCCCGCGCGGTGTGCGATCGCGCGGCCGGAGACTGGGAGCAGGCCGCCGGCGCGAACCTGATCCGGAAAGAAGTGGGCACGGTGCTGCGCGTGATGCGCGCCGCCGGCGCCTGGAGCGAGCAGCTGGAGGAGGCGTACGAGCCGCTGCAGTCGGTCGAGAACGACGTGGCGCGCGCCATGACGCCGGAAGAACAGCACCGCTTTCTGCATCTGGCCGGCAGCCGCGAGGAGTGGCGCGTGGTCTACTGCTATGCGCTGGTCGCGCTGCAGACCACGGCATCGACCAATGAGCTGCGCGCGCTGCGGCTGGGCGACATCTTCCTGACGCAGGGCACGATCATGGTGCGGTCCGAGGGCGCGAAGAACAAGTTCCGCGTGCGCACGATCCCGCTGCAGACGCCGGAAGTGGTGTGGGCGCTGGACTGGCTGATCGGGCGCGCGCGGGCGCTGGCCGAGCATGCGAAGGACAAAGGCGACTTCGCTGGCGATCCCGGTCCGCACTGCTTTTTGTTTCCGTTTCATCTGTGCCATGACCGCTACGATCCGCTGCGGTCGATGACGGTGTGGGGATTGCGCAAGCCGTGGTACGAGCTCCGCGGCGCGGCGGGGCTGGACTGGCTGCGGCCCTACGATCTGCGGCACACGGCGATCACGCGGATGGCGGAGGCGGGCGTGCCGATCCATGTGATCATGAGCTTCGCCGGGCACATGAGCGCGAAGATGCAGCTCCACTACACCAGCATCAGCATGGCGTCGAAGCGGGAGTGGGCGCAGAGGGCGTTTGAGATGCCGACGTGGGAGCAGACCGCGCAGGCGCTGAAGAAGCCGGTGGCGCGGGCAGGGTGGAGTGCGGAAAGGACGGGGACGCAATGATCGACTTCGTGACAACCTGTAGGCGGGACGCGGATGGCAAGTGGGTGTATGAGGAGAAGAAAATCGCGGAGCTGGCCGATGAAGAGCTGCTCAATGAATATGGGGGCGAAGAGGAATGCTCAACGCGCCGAATCAGCTCCGATCCGCCGAGTCCGATTGAGGAACTGAAACAAGAAATTCTGCGCCGCATGAAAATCGGTGCATCCCGGAACGAGCGGCTCCTCGATCTTGTCGTGGCGATTCAATCCGTTCGCACCTGCGAGGACTGCCAGTTATGCGCTGCGTCCAGCGAGATGCTCCATGACTTGTTTCTTGGCTGAGGAGACAGATCTCCGCATGGGTAGAAATGCCCGTGCACCTGTCACGCAAACGCGGCATTTGATGACCAAGGGAACCATCCGAGTTATCCACAAGCGACTTAGTTCTTGACTTTTTGAAATTCGGAGTTATGTTCGAACACGTCCGGCCCGGCAGCAAAAACGAGGGCGGACGCGGAACAAAAGAGACGCGGTGACGATCCCCGCCCGGAGGAAATCGGCCAACGCCCTTTTAAGGCGTGGGTCCTGGGTTCGAGTCCCAGCGGGCTCACCACGCACTCCGTCGCGATCTGCCGCGCCTCATCCAGACAGAGCCGCCC